TGTGGAATGCCTGTGGATTAACTACAACCCCCAACTGACGCTTTTTTGATTATGGCGCGTAAACCAACATCTTTAATCCCGCGGACGCACCGGGAATTATGCGAAATTGCTGAACGCTGGCTCATGGGCTCTGCCCGTTGCCGGGTGGCGATCGCGGAACCGAACTGCATCGTTACGGACGAGCAGCCCGACGCTATAGGTTTCAAGGGATCGTATAGCATCCTCGTTGAGGCTAAAACCAGCCGGGCGGATTTTTTGGCAGACCTCAAAAAGCCGTTCCGCCTCCGTCCTCAAAAGGGTATGGGGTATTGCCGATACTACATCTGTGAGCCGGGGATCATCACAGAAGATGACCTGCCGGAACGGTGGGGATTACTGTATGTCCTCCCTGGCGGACGGGTTCGGATAGTTCGGTACAGCAGACATTTCCGTGAGGCAAACTACGCCGCTGAAAGGAGCCTTTTGACCGCATGCCTGTACATCCAGAAGCCGCTAAAAATCAATACTGTTCAAGGCAGGAAAATACAGCTCTCACCTGCATTTGGCGCAGAAGCAAAAGAGAAGGAGGGGATATAGTATATATGGCCGGAGACTGGATAAAGGTTGAACACACAACACCCGACAAGCCGGAAGTGGTGAAGTTGGCCGACATGCTCGGCATTGATCAGGATGCCGTGGTTGGAAAGCTGCTGCGCCTTTGGATTTGGGCTGATCAACAATCCGTCTCTGGTAACGCTATCACCGTTACAAATTCGTTTCTCGACCGTCTCGTATTCTGCCCCGGTTTCGCCGCTGGGCTTGTCAAAGTCGGCTGGTTGAATGGACGCAATGGACTCCTTTCAATCCCCAATTTTGACCGCCATAATGGCCAAACCGCTAAGAATAGGGCCAATACGAACCGCCGAGTTGCGAATCACCGAAAAGGACGTAACGATGAAACCGTTACAGATGTAACGCCCGAACCGTTACAAAAACCGTTACCAGAGAAGAGAAGAGAAGATAATACTACTACACCAACTACAACCGGGCGCGAAGTCTGCCAATTTCCGCAGGACGTGTCCGAAATTGACCGCTTCATGGCCGCTCAAGTGCTGCACCCGCTCGGAGACGAGCTTACCCGGTGCGCCGAACGGTTTTTTAACGAGCAAGCCGCCGTTGGCTGGAAAAACAAGCACGGCATCCCCCTGGCGGACTGGCGGCCCCTGGCCCGCCAATACGCCGCCACCTGGGCCCGCAACAACGCGGCCGAAGCTGGCTTAAAGCCCGCCAATGCCGCGGGAACCGCATCAAAATCAACACCTAAACCATCACGAAGAGATGAACTCTGGACAGACTGACGACCCCATTGACGCCCGGCACGCCCTCAAAGGTGCCGACATTGAAAGCCTCTTGGCATCCATGACAGCGCTTGCCACGGATGACGGAAGAAGCATTGAAGAACTGGAAGCGGAAGCGCTCGCCGCCGAGAAACAGCGGGAGGAAGAACGCAAGGCAACCTATGAACGCCTGGGCCTGGTTGACCGAGGCTTTCCTCGCCGGGCGATTGATTGCCTCGACGAAGTGACCGGAGAACCATGGAAGAAGGCCCTCCGTGATGCCTATCGCCTTGTTTTGACTCCTGGGAGTATCATTGTACTAAACGGACGCTACGGCACCGGGAAAACGGTTTTAAGCACGTTTCTTGCCCGCGTCATGTACCGGCGCAAGAAGCGCGTCCTCTATACCAAGGCCTATGATTACACGATGGCCCTGCGGGAGACGTTCAACGGCGGCGGCTCTGAATCCTCTGTCATGGCCCGCTACAAGTCGCCTTATCTGCTGGTCCTGGACGAGTATCACGAGGTAAAGGACACGGACTTTACAGGCCCGGCGCTGGAACGGCTCATTGACTACCGGCACCAGAACGGCAAGCCGACCATCATCATTGCCAACTACAGCCCCGCCGCCCTGGAGGATCGCCTCGGCCCGGCCATTGTTTCACGCATCCATCTATGCGGCACCATCATCACGTGTGATTGGCAATCGTACCGTGAGATCAACTACAACCTCCGGGAATAGCCCTGGAATCTCGTATACCCCCTGGAATCTCGTATAGGGGGCGCGTTTTTATCTTGGAAAGATCAAGATTGTTTCTTTGTAGACCGCCCCCTTGTATCAAACGCCGGGATATTTAATTTTCTCCTTGCTTTTCCGATAACTTGTATTGATTTGCCTGTTTTATTAGCGACTTCTTTATCAGTCATTGTGCCCAGCAGGGATTTAATGTATTCGTCCCCTTCTATTGTTTCTTGCAAGCTTTTTTCCTCACGTAATGCCGGAACATTCAATTTCTGTCTAATTCTTCTTACTGCCTCGTCATCAATATTAAATTTTTCGGCTATTACTCTATCATAAACTTTCCCAAGCATAGATAAGAGTTTTTTACGTTGGTCCGGTGAAAATCTTTCTAAAATGCTTTTACTGAAAGGCTTAATTTTGTTCTGTTCTCTAAATTTTTTAATTACATATACGCTGTACCCTGTTTTTTTTGCAATTTTTAAATCTGATACTCTTCCCAATAAATTAAGAATTATATCCTTGTCCGCATCCTTAATGGGAGAGTATGGAGCTGGAGCAATTTTTAATTTTCTACGGTTCCGCGCTACAACATTAAGCGATATTCCAAGCCTTTCAGCAATTTCGCTATCAGGAACTTTCCCAAGCATGGATAGCATTTCTTCGCGTTTCTCTTCGGGGAATTTAGTATCAGATAATGATGGAATGCCCATCTTTTTTCTAATAAGCGCAATTCCTGCCTTGGAATAACCGAATTTTTTAGCAATTTCATCATCCGGGGTCTTTCCAAGCATGTTAATTAACTCTTCGGGATACTCTTTTTTCTTGTGTGGTTTATTTGGGTCTCGTGGCTGACGGGGTTTACGCGGCCCCCTATATGACTTAATCCCTAATTTCTTTCTAAGGTAGGCTACTCTGGAATTTGAGTATCCAAACTTCTTGGCACACTCCGAGTCAGGAATTTTTCCGAGCACTGCAATAAGCTCTTCATCGTGTTGGATGCGGATTGCTTCAGGGCTGCAATACTTTTTGATACCTAATTTATAGCGTTCAGTCTGGACCGTGACGCGCGCTATTCCGAGTAGCTCGGCGATTTCCAGATCAGGTTTTTTGCCCAACATGGACCGCATTTCTTCACGCTGTTCGTGAGAAAGAATGCGGTGAAACCTCTTTTCTCGGTATTTTTCATGCAATAACTCCATGAGCAATTGCATGTATTCAGGCGTGGGATGTGGTTTTTTAGTATTTAGCCACTTCCAAACAGCATCTTCCGTCACCCGCATCATCTGCGCGGCCCTTTTTACAGCTTGGGTAGGATTTGGAAGATTGTTGGCAGTTTGAAGCCAGTCGATAAATTCTTGTGCGGTCATAGTGAGAAAGGAGGGGCGGCTTTGCCGCCCCTGGGGGTTATTTAGTGAGCTTCAACGCGGGAAGCGTCCTGCGTCCAGTTGAGGTTTTCTCCTTCAATTTCTTCGCCCGTCATTTGTTCAAAGACCATGAAGATTTCAACCTTGTTCCCTTCTGCATCATAGCCGGGAGCAGACCATTCTTCCATATAGCTGCCGTCTTCGTATTTGTCCGCATAGGAGCCAGGGAAAACCCTGTTGGTGTATTCCATCTGGCGCGCTGCATAGTAGGTCTTGCCTTCAAACTTGTAGCTGCCAAATTCACGTTCAAGAGCGGTCAGGTTGATTTCTTCTCCGTCTTCCGTGGTGATGATTTTGTTATCGTTCATTGTCTTGTTCTTTCTAGTTTTGTTATTTGGATTATGTCTTCGTTCGGTCCCTTACCTCCCGTCAACAAAATTAAGTTACTATAAAATTTATAGTAACGCAAGAGAAAAAATGAAAAAAGGTGAAAAAAGTTGTCATTCCGTTTTTGCTTGCGGCCTGGCGCAGAATATGAGAGAAGTAATTTGTTCTTTCTAGGAACACGTCAGCCCTCCGGGGCTGTGGATTAAAACGATCACAAGATCAGCACGAGCGGAAACGCTCATTCCCTTAAAAAGGGCGGTTCTTCGGGGCTGCCCTTTTTTATTCCTTCGGGACGGCAGGGGCGGCAAGTACCCGCCATCCGGCGCCGCTGCCATGTCCGCATTTGCGGAAGCGTTGTGCAGCACAAACCAGGAGCTTATAGACCTTTTTCCCCTTTTCTTCGCCGTACCGGTCTATCATGTAGAGTTTGAGATTCCGAGCCGTGACTTTCTCTCCATCCGGGGATTCCAGCAGCCATATCTTTGCATGGCAATTTGTCTCAAATTTCCCTGTTCTGGGGTGCTTCCTGGGGCCGGGAACTCCCCGATGCTTGCAAGCCTCCTGAAAGGCTTCTGACGTGATTTTCCGCCCCTTCTGGGCTGCATTCGCGCAAGGATAAGAGCAATGTTTCCGCCGAAAGAGTTTTTTAGCGCGGAATTCCTTTCCGCACACGGGGCAGGTGATAGTTTCCCAGGCCTCCGCATAGTGAGCCTGGAGGCAGGCCCGGGAACAGTACACGCTGTCGCGCTTGCCCGCGCGGGGAGGGACATCCTTGCCGCATATAGGACACTTTTTCACAAAATCTGTATATGTGAGAGGGTCAGATTTGTCAATGGGCCCAGAAAGGAATGAACAAACAGAGTGCTTGATTTGCTAGCTACTTGTCCTCTAGAGTAGACCTGCAGGAAAAAGAAGCAATCACCTACCGCCAACAAGAAAATAGGACGGCCCAGCCTCTATACGGAGGCATTAGCCGACGAGATAGCCTCCCGTTTAGCCAACGGGGAAACGATGAAGTCCATTTGCTCGGACGATCACATGCCGGAGGTTTTAACTGTCTGGAGATGGAGGCACGAACGGGAAGAGTTTTGTAAACTCATTCAACGCGCGCGGGAAGCGCAGTCAGAAGCCATGCTCGACGAGTGTCAGTCTTTGTCAGATGCCGCTGCCCAGGTTGCCCTCGACCCCGAATGCGGATCCGCCTCCGTCGCTGCCAAGAAGCTCGCCATTGAAACGCGGCTGAAAGTTGCCGCCCGTTTTGCCCCCGAGAAATTCGGCGACCGAGTCCGGCAGGATGTAGCGGGCGTTCCCGGCGCTCCATTGGAACGCAAAATCACCCTGGACCCCGAGCAGCTTGCCCAGCTCCGGGAAGACGAGAAAACCGCGCTGGAAACCATTGCCGGCAAACTCCACCCTTAATCGAGCAGGAACCATCTCCCCGTCAGCTTCTTCCTCCGTCACATTCTCGGACTCGATCCTTATCCCTGGCAAATCGAGGCCATCAAGGCATTGCTTCTTGGAAAGGTGAGGCTGGGAGGTCGAAGCGTGGCCATGGTTGCTCCGAACGGATCGGGAAAGACGAGCCTATCCATTGCGCCCGCAATCCTGTGTTTCCTTACCTATTTTCCTCGGGGTCAGGTGCCAGTCACGTCATCATCATGGATGCAGGTAGAAAAACAGCTCTTTCCCGCGCTTCGCCGCTATATGGATAACCCTTTCTTTGACGGCTGGACATTCAACAAAACCGAAATCCGCACGCCGGAAGGAGGATTTGCCGTGGGATTCTCAACCGACAACGCGGGACGCGCAGAAGGGTGGCATCCGAAAATCTCGCCCGACGTGGATCCCGTCTTTTACGTCCTGGACGAAGCCAAGACCATTCCCGACTCCATCTTCACCGCTGTTTCCCGCTGCACGCTCTTCAACGCGTTCATCACCTCGTCGCCGGGTGCCGATTCCGGAACCTTTTACGACTGCTTCCACAAAAATTCATCCCTCTACTACAAAATCCGCGTTAAATACGAGGATTGCCCGCACATCGAAATCAACGATCCAGGCAAGGCCGAACGCCTGAAAAAAGAATACGGCGAACAGTCCTCCTTCTACCGCTCGGCCATCCTCGGCGAATTCACGGACCTTGACGGGCAATCCGTCATTTCCCGCCGCGCCATCATGGAGCTGCTCAACAACCCGCCTCCCTTTTTGGACACCGGGGAGACCTGCGGCGGCTTTGACTTCGCCGCCGGGGGTGATGAGAATGTCTTCGCGGCCGGACAGGGCAACCGTTTTTTCATCGCCGACCACTGGGCCGACCCAGACACTGTAGGAGCGCGCGGACGTTTCCGCCGAAAGGCCGCCGAACTCGGCATCTCTGCCGACCGCATCTTTGCCGACGGCGACGGACTGGGGCTTCCCATCATTGACGACTTCCGGGCTGAGGGTTTCCCCGTGCACTCCTACCGGGGAGGCTTCCCGGCAGATGACACACAAGCCTTTGTCAACCTCCGCGCCCAAGCATGGCGGGCTCTCGCCCGCGCCATCGAAGAAAAAGAACTCATCCTCGACATTGACGAGGATACGATTGAGCAGCTGGTTGCTCCACGACTCCAAACCGACGCAATAGGCCGCGTCCGCATTGAAAGCAAAGAAGATATGGCAAAGCGGGGCGTTCGTTCCCCAGACCGGGCCGACGCCCTTGTGATGGCCTGGCACGCGCGCCGGAACAGCGGACTGGCGCGGACGCTGGGAGCCTGGTACGCCCGTCCCGTGTCATCAAAACGCGCTTACGGGAGATATTAGGGTTGACAACATATCAAGATATCAATATATGACGATATGTAAGCAATCGCAGGGTGGTGAAACGGTATCACGCGGGGTTCCTGTCCCCGAATCGAAGGTCCAACTCCTTCCCCTGCAACCACCTTTTCTTTAGCCTCAGGTTTAACGCCGTCAAAAATATCCTCAACGCCCCGAAGCTGGTAGCCCAACAGGAGACCAGAATCAAGGAGCTTGAAACGGACCTGGCCCGGCGAGCGTTGACGGAACAGAGCCGGAAGCCTAACCAGCCTCAATGGTACGAATATTGGGACCCGTTACAGGGCGCCGACCTGCAAACCCTGATTGACGCCCGGAACGAAGCGCGGCGTGGAGCCTTTGCCCGCCAAATGCTCATTTGGGACGAGGTCATCTACTCGGACGGCTTGATGGGCATGCTCTATTCCCGGCTCATTGAAAGCGTCTCCATGCAGGGATGGAAGATTGACGCCGCGGACGACAGCCCGGAAGCCCAGCGTCAGCAGAACGCGCTGGAAGAATTCTATCACTCCGTCACCGGACTTCAACAGGCCTTTGGGCAGTTGGCCTCCGCTATGTTTTACGGGTACGCCCACCTCCAATACATCGAAGATTCCTGGGGCCGCCGCTTTGAATTCATCCCGCAGCGATACTGGGTGCGGCCCGGAGAGCTGAACGAATGGCAGTTTAATCCCCAGTGCTACATCGGGGTCGACACGGGCGAGAGCGTAGAGGAAGAAACGCTCGTGGTCATGGAGCACCGGAACCCCATTCTTTTTCCGGCAACCCGCGCCTCTTTTGAGCGGAATCACGCCAAAGTTACGTGGGACAACCATATGGACCGCTACGGGAGCGCCCCGGTCATCATCACGGCGCCCAAGGACGCGAGCGCCGCCGTCATGGACGCGCTGGAACGGGCCTGTGAGGAACTCAAATCGGGAGCCTCCATTGTGCTTCCTCCCGGCTGCACCGCCGAACCGTTGAAAGCCTCCAACATCAACGAAAACTATTTCCTATCCCGAATCAACATGTCCGACAAGGACCAGGTGCGGTTTGTAATGGCCGGCACTCTGACCGTCCTGAATGAATCAGGATCCGGCACGCTGGCCGGGGGAGCGCACACGGACAGCTGGAATTCGGTCGTCTCCGCGGTCTGTTCCAAGGTCGCCGAAGCTTTTAACGCCGCCATCAGCCCGCTTGTCCTGGGAGACGGCGAACCGCTGGCCCGCCTCCACATCACTTTTGACACCGTCCAGACCCCGCTGCAGAAAGCCGAGGAAATCGCCGCGCTTGCCGACGGAGGCGTCCGCCCCGAGAAGACCGAGATTGAAGAAAAGATCGGCATGTCGATCGAGGACACGCAGGACCCCGTTCCGGTGACGGCGGCGGCCAACAGGGAACCGGAAAAAGCACTCATTCCGCCCGATGCTTATGAACAGCTTCAGCAAATGATTTACGCCGGACTCATGAAAGGATTTACCGATGATCAGCACGAAACAAATCAATGACCTGTCCCGACCCGCCAACGGCTGGTTCCACGTTGAGAAAAGCGGAGACCATGACGTTGACTACGGCGAGGGTCCCGCCGTGTTGCGCATCGACGAGCAGGCGATCCGGGACATGGTGGACGACTTCAACGCCCGCACCTTTGACGGCCCGGGCATGCTCATCGACGGCGACCACCTGAGCCACGACCTTTCCCGCGATACTCGGGCCCTCGGATGGCTCAAGAGGCTGGACACCTACCGCGACCCTTCCGGCACGCTGGAACTCTACGGGTTCATCGAATGGACGCCGCGCGGCCTGAAGATGCTGCAGGACAAGGAATACACGCAATCATCCACCGAATATGGCGAAGGCATGACTTTGACGGACGGCGTCTACCGCCCGTCGCGTCTGACCGGCTTCGCTCTGACCAACCGGCCGCGCATCAAGGGAAAGCGGCCTCTGGTCAACCGACAGACTTCCCCCGCCTCCGACGAGGCCGGGGGCGACCCCAAAAGCCCCGAAGAGGGGGAAACAACCCAGAAAACCAATATGGAAAACGACGATAGAGAATATCCGTCCAAGGAGATGGACAAGGCCCAGCGGGCCCTGTTCGACTCCCTGCTTGACAAGCTGGATGTCGAATTTGACGGCACCGACGACATGAGCAGGGCGATCCTCGGACGCCTTGATGAACTGCTCTCGCTGGAAAAGCGTGAGAAAGACCACGTGAACGCCGAAGTGGACGACGCCGTCAGCACGTACGAAAACGCGCTGGACGAGGAAGAACGCGAGGAATTCACGGAAGAACGCCGGGAAGAGCTGAAAAACTCTCTCCGGGAAAGCCCCGCCGCGCTGAACGCTTTTATCCGTGCGCTCAACCGCCAGACTCCGCCCAAAAAACCGGATCAGGAGGAAAAGAAGGAACTGCCGAAAAGGACGCCTCTGAACCGCCGCGCGACGCTGAATCCCCCTGACCCATTCCGCAAGAAGGAATCCATTGACGGATTCAACAACCGCGTCAACGAACTGATCAAGGACGGCATGAAGCGCTATGACGCCTACCAGAAAGCGACCGAAGAAGGCTTCATCGTCTCCGCCAACCGATAACTTAACCCATATCAACCAATGCCATCACTCAACGTAACCCAGAAAAACGCCATCGTCTATTTCAACGCCCCTGAAGGCGTTGACCTGTGCGGACAGGAAGGAACCGTCGTGGCGCTGACCGCCAATCCTGACATCCCCGAATTTGTCGGAACTCCGTTGTCCGCCATCCCCACGCAGACGCAGCTGCTCGGCGTCGTCCTGCAGGGACAGCCCAACAAGGGAACCTGCGTCGCCGCGCTCGTCGGAATGTATGCCGGCCTGATCAAGGCGGCTCTATCCGACACGCCCGGAACCATCAACGCCGGAACGCCCGTCACCATCACGGCCAACGGGACATGGAAGGCCGCCGCCAGCGGCGACACCGTCTATGCCCGCGTTATTCATGCCCAGTGGGAACAGGGCCTTGTGGAAATCGGCTTCGTTCCGTCCTACCAGGTCGCCGCAGCCTAACTATTAACCCCAACCAACAGAAAGACCAAGAACAAGGGCTACTCCATTTTGCTCCGCCGTTCAGTTCACCGATGTCCTGACCTCCTATTCCGCGGGGTCCGGGAACACCGAAGAGAACTCCATCATCAGCCGCATCGCTCCGATCGTCCCGGTCTATGACCTGAATTTCCAGTACAAGGTCTGGGACACGGAATCGGCCTTCACCGTCCAGCCCATCCAGGTGGGACCGGGCGAACCTCCCCGCCAGACCGTCCTGCGCGGAAGAAACGAAACCGACACCCTTCAGGGCTACGGCTTGACGCTGCCCATCCCTGACGCCTTGCTGGGCGTCAACCGGGAAAAGGCGCAGGCCATCACCCTGGCGGAATACAAACTCATCGAATCCCAGTTTGTGACGTCGTACGAATACGAACGCGCCAAGCTTCTGATGAGCCAGCTTCCGGCCGCTTCCGGGATGGGTGACTGGGCCAACCAGCAGAAAAACCCGTTGGCGGATCTGGACCAGGCGATCCTGTCCATCAACGCCGCAACCGGACACATGCCGAACACGATTGTCTTCGGCATCAACGCATGGCAGCTGCTTCGCTCCAACACGCTCGCGCGTCAGGTGGTTTCCTTCAACAGCGTCGGCCTGTTCAACGAAGACCTTCTTCGCATGGCTCTGATCCGGCCCATCCGGGATATTTACATCGCCTCCATGCCGTACCGCGACGCTTCCGGCGACGCGAAAACCATCATGGAAAACGAAGTCTATGTCCTGTACAAGGAAGACTCCCCGACGCAGTTCGACGCCTCCGCCGTCAAGACCTTCGGTCTTTCCGGCAAGCTTCGCCGAGAAGTCATCACTGAATACAAGCCGACGCCGGCCTTGACGCTCGTCACAAACCGCGTCTACTCGCTGACCAAGTTGACGAACCCCAGCGCCATCGTCCGCATCGACGCGACGGCCACCGGCGATTAACCCCAACCCCGCCTCCATCATGTCCGCCTTTCCTGCCTGGTCCACGATTTCCACCGACGAAGCCGATCGGCTGCTCGGTCTCAACACCGCCGAACGCGATGCCCTGGTAACAGCCGGGGAACAGCGCAGCCTGGACTACCGGGATGTCATGATGGAGGCGGTCAACGATGTCTGCATGACCATCCGCGGGGCGCTGGCCAACAACCTCGCCCTGCGGCAATCGCTCCAGAACAGCGGCATGTACGACATTCCGCAAAGCATGCGGTCCCTGGCATGGCCGCTGATCATCCGGCAGCTCTACCTGCGCTACCAGCTCAACCTGACCGAGACGCGCCAGAAGGCCGCCGAATCGGCGGACGCGATGCTGGCGCTCTACGCCAAAGGGGACATGCTGCCGGAAAGCGTGGACGGCTCCGCGCCCGCGGATCCCGCCTACATGATGCCGCGCTACACGCGCCGCCCCTGGTTCAACCCCATGCGAAGCACCTACCGATGATGACCGCCGCCCAGATGGAGATGATCGCCAACGACTACGCCGAACGCGCCTTTTTCGTGTCCGGCGTGGAGCCCGGCGTTATCCTGTCCGACTTTGAGGAAAAGGCGGGGAAGGTCGCCTCCGGCGCCCTGAGCTATGAAGAGGCGCAGCAGTCCATCCGCGAAACCCTGCGCCAGCAGGGCTACCGACCGCCGGCAACGGGGCAGGGCGGCATTCAGGATTTGTCATCCTGGCTCCGCATCCAGGTCGTCATGGAAACCAATGCGGCCATGGCGCACGGTTACCGGAACTGGTATAACTGGATGCAGGACGAAGACACGGCCGCCTTCAAATTTTACCGCTCCCAGGGGCGGGAAGACCCGCGCTATTGGGCCGAACGCTGGAACCGTGCCCGGGCCGGGCTGGAAGAAGAAGCCACGGAAGCGGTATCATCCGGCTTCATCCGCGGGGAAATCGTCGGCTATGCGCTGGCGGCCTCCGATATCTGGATCCGCCTTTCGCGCTTTGGCACGCCTTACCCGCCCTTTGACTACCTGTCCGGCATGAACATTGCCCCCGTGGGCGCCGAAGAAGCCCGCGCGGCCGGGCTGGCCGTGTCGCGCGTCCGTCCCGCTCCCCCCAGCTTCAACGCAACCTTGGAAAGCAACGCCAAAGGCGTGACGGAATCCAACAGGAACAAGATCCGCCGCATCCTGAAAGACGCCGTGCGCGTCAAGACCGGGAACGACGGCAATACCACCTTTGCCTACACGGACCCGAACGGCACGCGCCCTTACACGGACGCGGAACTGGCGGACGTCCTGTCCGGGGATTTCCCGGAAGAGATCCCCTTGCGCCAGGCCCAGGCCTTCAGCCTGGCGGCAGCCGGGGGAGCCGTGGCCGGAACGCTGGCGGCCCTCTACCTGGACCGTCTGCTGGACCGTCTGGCTTCCGAGCCGGAAGGTGATTGGTACGCCCGGCCCGCAGACGTGGCCGCCGCGTCCTCCCGCCAGTATATCCCCGTTTCCCCAAAGGAAGAGGGGGAATTCACCTATCCCATTACCTCCGGGCACGTCAGGAAAGTGGAAGACGTCGCCGGAGCCCTCAATGTGGAACTGTCAACCCCTTACGTTTTACCCGTCAAATGGCTGTAACCGTCCACATCGACCAATCCGCGATTAACCGCGCGTTTGCCGACATGGCGCCGTCCGCCGCCCTGCACAAGACCGCCATCCGCAAGGCGGGCGTTGCCCTCAGTCTGATGATTCAGCAAACCTTGCGCCAGCAGGGCAAGGACTACTACGACGCCGCGGCGGACGCCACCAGCATGGAAGAAACCGCCGAAGGCGTCAGCGTCTCCATTGCCTGGCGCGGCATCGGCCTGCACTGGATAGGCACGCAGGGCTACCTGGGCGGCCCGCTGCGGCCCACCGGACGCACTTCGGAAGTCACCGGCAAGCCGATTCAGAACCTCGCCATCCCCACCATCAACGCGCCACGAGGGCATGGAGGGACCCGAAGCATTTACAGCGCAGGCTTCCGCAAAGAGGACTTGCAATTCATCCCCTCCAAAAATGGAGGACGGAATGGAAATGTAACCGGTGTCCTGATTCTCAAGACAGCCCAGTCCTCCACCGGGAAGAAAGCGGCCCGCAAGCTTTTCAGCAAAGGAACGAAAACAGGAGACGTCCTCTATATCCTGTGCCGGGAAGTAACGATTGCTCCTACTCCTGGCATCCTGCCGACGATGGACCAAATGGCGCAGCGCGCCGCGGAAACATACCTCACCCAAATCGGAAACGAATCATGATCCCCTCCATTGACCAGACCATGAGCTGCCGCATCATTGAGCGGCTCAAAAGCAGCAAGGAATTGAGCTGCCACATCTTTGACGCGCCCTTTGATCCGGAGTATGCCGCCAATGACATCATCATGTCTGCAATGGGGAATAACGGCGTGGTGCTGGTGTGTCCCGGGGATGCGGATGAATACCAGGACGGACACGGGCAGACGGCGGAACCTACCATGTGGAGGCAGTATTTCATTATTGTAGCCATCTATCACAACGCTGCCCTGTTCCCGGAGGAATGCCTGACGCCGGCCTACTATTTGCGCGCCGTGGGCGACGTGATTGAGCATGCCCTGTGGAACTGGAATCCACTTCCGTTTCCCGCGCCCGCCATGATGAAGCCCAAGATCAAGGGGCGCTTTGCCTCTTCCGGGATTATCGACGGAGAGAAGAGGCAAATGAACGTCTTGACCGTGGACTACCGCGTCCCGATCAATATCAACATACGAACCAAAACGGAATTCCATGAGCAGAACGCCAAAAAATAAACAGCAAAAAGACCAGGGGGATCACCAGGACAAGGTGACCGTCCGCGTCGTCAGCACGAAAACAGAACTGGATGGAGGGCTGGTCATCAGCCTCTTCATGAAAACCGACACCCCGGAACTTCCCGCGACCATCGCGGAAGCTCTGGCAACCCTCAACCTTGTTGACATCAAATGAGCAAAGCAGCTGCAGCCAACACCGAACCGGAGAAGAAGACGGAGCAGGCCGCCGTCATCAACACGAACATCCTCATTCTGTCCAAAGAAGTGAGGATAGGGCGCTCAACGTTCTTGAAAGGAGCGCATATTCGTGTTACGAAAGAACTCGCCGATAAGCTGGAAGCCGACGGCAAGGCAACAATCATCTACTAACCGTTTCAAGCACCAGGGCAACTACATACGATCCCACATTCACGAACCGCAACGTCACGCCGCAGATTACCGGCGTTCTGGCTATTTTCCTCCCCGACGGCATCAAGGTGACCGAAGACGAGGGAGCTTCTTACGTCACCGGGCCGGACCAGTTTCCGACGCCTCCGACGTCTCCGCCAACGGATCCGACCGCCGGGCCTGAACAGCCCTGGGTGAGCTTCGGGCTGCTGGGAGCGTTCCAGTCCGTCGCCACCCAGGTCGAAGGGGAAGTGACGCGCTTTTACGGCGGTGCGCTGGGATATCGCCAGCAGCGCAAGAACACCACGACCGGCAAGCGGATGACCTTCACCACGCCGGACATGTCCCCCGAATGGTTCCAGCTTTCTTTCGCCTTGGGAGCGCCTCCCGCCAACGGCGAGGAATCGACCACCGTCGGACATGGCGGCGACAATAAGATTGAGGGGTATCTTCACTTCTGGTATCAGAACGACGTGGGTACTATCTATCTGGTCGGAACGGCGCATGGCGCCTTGCGCCTCCTGCAGGATCCCGAACACACCACGGCGATTGCTTCACCCCAGTTCGAGTTCGAAATGGATTATCGCGGCAAGTACCAGTTCACGCCCTCCAATGTGCAGGACGTGACGCCGGCGCCGGGTTCCTGACGCGTTTCACCAGGGGGCGCGCTGCGCCCCCGCATCCTCTTTTTTCCCAGGCAGCAGGCAGGCAAATACGATATCCGGACCGTCACGGGGCTGAACCAGTCGCTGGTCGTCCGTGTGGTAGATTTTCAGGGGGATCCCGTCGACATGAGCGGCGTCACCCTCCGCGGCGCTGTCCGTCTCAAGACAGGCGTCGCCGAGTTCGGCTTTTCCCGCGACGATGAGGGTAACGGCGTGCTTTCCTGGGCTTCGGTGCCTGCGGGCAGGTGGTCCTACGACGTCTTCATGGACGACGGAAACGAGGAAAGACCGCTGCTCTACGGATGCTTTGTTTCTGCGGGCCGTGTAACGCCTGACTTGCCGGACGAACAGCAGGCCGTGGCGGGCGCGGTCGTCGTGCAGCTGCCGGAAGGAAGCGGCTGCGTGCAGGTGGTGCTTGATAATGCGTCAAGCGCCGCCTGGTACGCGGAGCAGGCCAAGAAGTACGCCGAGAATTTCAATCTTTCGGTGGACCGGGTCACTACCGGCGAGCCTGGCACTCCTGCCGCAGCGGAAGCCGTGAAAGGCTCGGAAGCGGGCTCTTATCTGTTGTCGTTTACCATCCCCAAAGGAGACGCCGGTCCCGAAGGCCCACCAGGCCCGCAGGGGGAACCGGGCGAAACCGGCCCCGAAGGCCCTCAGGGTCCCAGGGGCGACGCAGGACCTCAAGGTCCTCAGGGAGCGACCGGAGAACAGGGACCAAGAGGCGACATTGGAGAAACCGGACCGCAGGGTCCTGCCGGCCC